AACACCAGATTTACAAAGTCAAATTAACATCAAGATAAGGACATAACATGGCTTTTACCGTGCTCGAACAAGAGCTTTACGAAATCAACGGAATCATTTTTGTTAAGGGTCGCGCGACAAGTGATGGCGGATCAACAGGCGGAGTAATCACTCTTGGAACTGACACGTCTAAAATCAATGCTTCTCGTGTACGCAATATTATTAATTGCTCTGTTTCTTGCGTTACAGCTTCGCCAGGCAACGCTGCACAAGTTGTTAAAAGTTATAGCTCATCAGCAGATCGTGATATTGTAACACTCACAACTCCAGCTGATAAAGCTTATGATTTTTTCATCATTGGTAAAGATAACGGTCGTTAATGTTTTTCAAAAAACAATGTGTAAGATGTCTCTCGCAAGATGCTCATATCTCTTTTTTAGAGAAGCAAATTGGGCTCTTGCAAGAAACTAATGATCAACTGATCAATAAGATTGTTGCTCTGTCTAACCCACAGTTTTTGCCGTATTTTGCGAATCAAGAAGTGAAAGACGACCCGAATTATTACGGCGGTGGAAACGACACATTTGTGATCAAAGACAGATTTGGGCAGGAATTTCTTGTTAACGAAGAAGACTATAAAAACATAAAGAATAAATGAAAGACCTGTATTCTGACAGTCATGATGTTGTTGCAAAATGCATTAAAAGCATTATCCACGACAACAATAGCTACATCACAGAGTGGTCTCGTGATGCGCAAGTGTATATTAACTACGCAAACGGTGATCAAAGCTCACAATACGAAGCGATCAATAAATCTCTTGATGATATCGGTCTAATTAGCACTAATTCAGACAATTTCGGCTACACGACAAACGAGATTGCACCCGTTATTCGTACCCTAGTTTCATTTCTCACTCGTTCTAAGCCTACAATTGATGCAGTATCCGTCGGGACTACAGCAGAAGACAAGAACGTTGCTTATCTCAGCCAAAAATTTATCGAAGCTAAGTATGATCTTGATGGTGAATACGACAAAACACGCACAGCTGTAGAGTGGGCGCTGGTTTTAGGCCATGTATTTTCTAAAGATTACTGGAATTCATCCGCTGGATTTTATGTCAATAAAGTAGACGAGAACGGGGCTCAGATATACGATGAAGAAGGTAACCCAGAGCTTGAACTGTCTGGCAATAACGAAGCTAAAATACTGACACCGATGTCCATGATTCTTGATTACTCAACAATGGACTTTGACAAGATGCCTTATGTTGGTGACTCTGCTATTATTGATGTTGATTATGCTCGCAAGTTATTTGCGCAAGACAAAGAGAATTTTACAGGTTTTGCTGAAAAGATAGTCGAAGACGTTTACGCTGATACAACAGTTGATTTATTCGAACAAATGAAATTAGCATTGCCGTATCGTGGTTCTTTTCATGCCCCAATCAAAAAAAACAAATGTCAGATCACTGAATTTTTTATAGCTCCAAATTTAGTTTACGGTTATCCGCAAGGTAGACAAGCAATCTTTTGCGGTGGACAACTCGTATTTTTAACGAAAAAGAATAACCCTTATTTCATGCCGTCTGAGCCGCTGATGTGGCATCAGTATCTGCGAACAGCACGCCTGCCGCGATGTGCGAGCCGTCATAAGTGGTCGGCGCCAGTGCGGTGTATTTCTGCGAACCCTTCGCCGCAATGATGTTGAAGTAGTCGCCACTGGTCATCGTGCCGCCGTTTGCCAGCGTGAAGTTCACGTGGCTGCTGGCGTATGCCGTTGCGACCTGACCGCGCTTGAGTTTCGAGCCATCGGGCGCGATCACCTCAAATTCACCCGTTGCGGACGTTGCCAGCAACTGCACGCGATAGGCGCCGTTCTGCGCATCGGGGCCTAGGCTGAATGCGGACACGACGCCCGTTCCGGTGCCGACCAAAACCGGAGTGCCGCCAGCGGTCACAACGACTGTATAGGCGTCGCCAGTGGTCATCGTGCCGGCACTGGAAACCAGAAACGACAGGTGCGTACTGGTGTATGCGGTGCCGACATTGCCAGTCGGCAGTGCAGTGCCATCGGGCGCGGTAACGCTGAATGCGGCGGTCGCTCCGGTTGCGGTGAGCGTAACGACATAAGAGCCCGTCTGCACATCCGGGCCAAACGTCAGTAGCGTCATCGCGCCCGTGCCAGTGCCGACGATAGTCGGGATGGGGGCGGCTGCGATGGCCTTGGTGATTTTTCCTAGTACCGCGCCCGCCAACAGATTTTGGCCGCTGGCAAGAGATCCAGCCTTGCGGCTCAGGCAGTCGGGCAATTCGCCAGTGATGAACCCGCCGGCATGCGTGGTTTCCGTGTAAGTTGTCATGGTTCAGCCTCCAAACTTCTTGATGGTTTCGCCCCAGATTCCGGAGGCTGCGGTCCCGCCAACTTTGGCAGGGAAACTTGTTATCAACTCAGGCCCATCCTCACGTTGCACGGCCATCAACTGCGCCCGCGCCGTTTCGACGCTGACGCCCCTGGCTGCATAGTTCGCCGCCTCGTCTGGCAATCCAGCCGCGAAACAAATGGCGGTCAGCTCGCGAGCCGTTGCGATTCGATCGGCTGCATTTTCTGGAGTGACCCCGGCAGACGGCGCAAGTAGCGCGGCAGTCATCGGCGCCGGTAGTCCGGCAGACGCCAGCAGATCAGCGACGGCGCCGCGTGCGATGCGTGCGCGATCATCGTCGGATAGTGTGGGCGCCTGCATTTGAGGTGCCTGCTCGATTGGAGCGACCGCCTCAGGCTCGTTTTCCGGATCGGCGACCGGCTGCAACTCTTCGTCATCGTCGCCCATCGTCAGCACAAGCGCGCCGACCTCATCGGACAGACCGGCAGCGATGGCAGCTGGACCGAAATAGCAACCGGCTTGCATGGCGCGGATCGCATCGACGCTCAGCGCAGGACGGGCCGCAGAAACGTGCGCGAAGAAGATTTCGCCGAGGCGGTTGATCTCGTCTTGCATCTCAGCCTTGGCGCGATCGGAGATCGGCGCGGTCGGCGACAAGTCGGCCTTTTTCTCTCCGCTCGTGATCAGCGTGTAACGGATGCCGGCCGCGTCAAGCATGCGGCTGTAGTCAACGTGGGTGCCGATGACGCCAACGGAGCCGACACCTGCAGTCTGCGTGATCACGACTCGCGTAGCCGAGCAAGCAAGCGCATAGCCGGCGCTGTAGCCGGCGTCATTGACATAGGCCGTGATCGGCTTGGATGCGCGCGCCGCGATGATTCTGGCAGCGCATTCAAAGCAGCCCTGAACGCGGCCGCCTGCGCTGTCGATGTCAAGGACAATTTGAGTTACCCCGGCATCAGCCGCCAGCATTTCGACGGCCGCTCCGATCATGTCGTATGCGGCGCCACCGAACCACCACGTATAGATGTCGTAGCGCGGAAACAGCGGGCCGTGAATCTGCACATAGCCGACGCCATCGACGATGCTGATAAGGTGCTCCGGTTTCGACCCTTCGGGCGACCAGTCTCCGGCCTCGCGGTACGACTGCGGGCTCATGGTTTCGGCCGCCGAGATCATTGCAGCCAATGCCGAATAGCTCATCAGCATGGGCCGGTTCGCTACCTGATCGAGTAGCGCGGCCGATGTCACTACCGGCGCACCGGATTTGCCGGCGCCGAATAGGCGAGAGAAAATGCTCATTGGTTGTTGTCCTGTGGCGCCATCGGCGCTTGATTGGTCGCGTTGCGTCCGTCTGACGTGTAGCTCAGGCCAAGCGCGTCTGCGCGCGCATTGTCTGCGGCCTGCTCTGCGTCGATCTCGTGCGGGTCCTCGCCGCGCCGCAACACCAGACGCGTGCGGCTCGTGAGTCCTGCTGCAATAGCCTTTTCGTCGGCAGCCACATCCTGAACGGGATGCGAGTACGGCCAGCCCTCCGGCATCCACAGCGTCTGGCGATACCAGTTCGGGCGCGTCGCGTAGTCGGGCACATTCAGCGCGCCGGATAGCACAGCTTGGTCCCACCATGCCGCCCTGATCCGCTGACAGAATTGTGGGATGAAGTAGCTCCACAAGTCCATTTCAATGAGCCGGTGAAACTCAAGCAAAATCAGTTTCAATGCGCGGTCGGATACGTCGCGCAGGTCGCCCGTAAGCACTTCATACGGCACGCCGACGCGGGCGGCGAATGCCAACAGGCCGATACGCACGAACTCGGCGTAGTCGGTACCGGCGTTCGGTGGCGTGCTGAAATGCGGCTTCACGCCGTCCGGAAGTTCGGTTGCCGTGCCTGGCTCTAACCCAACTATCGGCGTGTCATCGACGTCGGTCGCGCCAACCGTCTCACTCAGTACATTGTCAGTTCCTGGCTTGTCGCGAACAAGGAACATCGCAAACAAATTGCCTACCTTGATTCGCTCGGTGATGTTTCCGTGAATCTGTTTCAGCTCGTAGGCAAGCGTCGCAACGCCTGCAAGATCGCTGATTCCGCGCAACTGCCCAGCGCGCAGCGGTCGGTATAGGTGAATGATCTGGTCGGCAGGAATGCGGACTAGTTCGCCTCCGTTGATCGTCGTCATGTGCGCGGCATCGCCCGGATGCGCGCGGTACATCCAATACGCGACGCGCTTACCGATGCCGTTTAGCTCGATACCCTCGCGAATCTGATTGCCGTTGCTCGCGGTCGCGTAGTAGCTGCGCGGGCATTGCTCCGATTCGATCATCTGAATCTGCAGCGGCACCGGAAGGCCATCCTCAATTCGACGCGGACGGATGCGCGCGAAACACTCGCCGGCCTCTTTCCACTCGCGGACGCACAGCGCCTGCATTGCCTCAAAAATCAGGACGCCATCGGCATCGGCAACTTGGCACCACTCACGCCAGCCTTGATCGCAAGCCGCGCGCAATTCGTCGGAGCCGTTGACTGCCTTGGCTTGTACTCCGGTTGCAATGGCATTTGATACGAAGCGATCAACCGCAGCGCCCGCCCACGGATTGTTTCGTACCAGATCACGACAGCGCGCAACAATCGAATCAGCAGACCCACCAATGTTCGGGCCGACCATCGGCGGGCGCCACGAACGCAAGCGCCGCCCTTGGCCGCCAGCCTGATATGCGGGCTGCGGGCCTGTCGATTCAGTCGCCATTAGTAGCCGGTTCCGGTTTGTTCGATGCGGAAGAATCGGCGTTTGCCGCTGCCGGATGCTGCTGCAATCTCGGCTCTAAGGTCTTCCATGTATGACTTTAGATCGCCTTTGTTTGCTGGCGTGTATTTTAAAGTTCTGCCCGCATAGTTCCTGAACTCAGCGTTCTGGCCAAGGTTCAGTTTGTGATAGACAATTTCCGCTTCGGCAAGCCATACAAGCCTTTTGGCAATTTCTTCTGGAGACAGTGTAGCCATTAGAGTTACGTCCCCAGGTAGTTGCTAGTAGACCGCCTCAGCGGCCTGCGTGTAGCGATTCGTTGAGGCTCGCCGCTACCGGCGAATACCTCGCTGTTCTTTTCCCACTCAGCCGCCCAGGCTGGCGGCGCGTGCCACGAAATCCGCTCGCCTTCCAGCCGCAGATAGGCGGCCTCCGCATACACGCACAGGTCCATTGATTCGTTCTTCGCCGCGTTGCTCGTCTTGCGCCAACCGGCCGACGTTCTAACCTCGGCGGTCAGTTCGCGGATGTGCGCATCATCCATCCATCGGGGCAGATGCCAGTAGCCGGGACCTGGCGTCTCGCGCTCCAGGTCGGCGGCTAGGGTGTCTTTCAATTCATTGACGTTGGCATAGCACACCGGCACATCGCCGGCAGAGCCGCTGTCGCGATCCTTCCGCCCGCGCGTGTCGGGGTATTGATCCGCCATCATGCGCGGCCCAGTATCGCGGCCCTTTATCAATCGGAACCGTCCATCCTTTCCTTCGCGCCGCAACTTGCGGTGAAACTCATACGCGCGATTGCTAACGCCATCCTCGCCGCCAGAATCACAGACCGTCAGCCTGACGCGCATCATTCGTCCGGAGCCGTCGCACAGCGGGTAACTGCGGTCAATGGCCTTTTCGATCAGTCGGCCCCAGTCCTCGACATAGCCGGCCGGGTCGATCGGCAGCGCCTTGCCATCCGCGCCGATTCGCTCCGACGACTTGAGCGCGAACCGATCGATAATCCAATGCTCGCGGTCGCGACCCCACCCGACAATCTGAATCACGAAACCGCGCCGCTTACCGGCTTGCACGTCTACCTGAGCCGTCATGAATCGGACGCCGTAAGGCACTACGCCTTGTGGGATGTCTGCGCGTCTGCCTGCCATTGCGTCGATATCCGCTCGCCCGCGCATTGACGGCGGAATGAACGGCATTGCTTGATCAACATTCAGCGTAGTCTTTAGCGGCTTAACCTCACCTGCCCGCGCATATTGCGCTACCGCCTGGACGTACCGCTCGACCAGCGAACCCCACGACTGGTATGCGGCAGCGACGCCGCCTAGCCAGAATGACGGCACCCGCACATCTAATAGCTCGCCGGTCACGGTGCCATCGGCGTGCATTTTCTGGCCCTGACCTACC